ATCCCGACCCGCGAGCACGGTCAACTCCACCGCCAAGGGGAGCGGACCGCTTGCCGCCCCGGGCAGGGCGCGAGTGAAGTGGGCATCGAGATACCAGCAGGCCGGCTCGGTGATCTGTTCAGCCAGCCAGGGCAGGATGTCCGTGCTGCTCCCCGCGTGGCAATGGACGCCGATCTTCTCCAGCAGGGGATGAAACTGAGTGATCAGATCCGGGGCGAGTTCGATGGTATGAACGACGGCAAAGGCGGAGAGCGCTCGCTGAGCCGTGGCCCCGTGATAGGTGCCCGACTCCACGAAGACCCGGGCCGGTGGGTGACCCCGATCGCGATAGGTGCGAAGCTCCGAGAGGCACATCCCCGCCATAGTCGCCCATCCGGTAAGGGGTGGCAGCGGGGAGCCCGAAGACTCCCCGCCACCGATACGTCAGCTTGCGACGGCGGCCTGCGTTTCGTACTTGCAGAACGCCTTGGGACGACGCACGGCGAAGGCGGCCCGCAGCTCCGCCAGGATCGTGCGCTTGTTCTCGATGTACTGCTCGTTGATCCAGCCCGTCGAGACGTTCGCCTGCTCGCGATCCCAGACGGTCGCGCCGCGCAGGAAGTCGCCGACGAGCATGTTGCGGGCCTCGGTCGCGTTGCCCTGGAAGTCCTGACAGGCGACCGACTCGATCACCGGTACGCCCCAGAGGCGCTGAATGTTGCCATCCGTCACGACGGTCCAGACGTAGCGGAGGTCTTCGCCCTTGGCGAGGATGATCGTCTCCCAGTCGAGCGGGTGGACGAGCAGCGCGTTCGGGGCATAGCCCGCCACCGTGACATCGGTGATCATGCGCCGCGCCTTGTCGATCAGCGTGTCATCAGCCACCACGCGGCAGCTCGGCACGTCGCTGTTGACGAAGATGCCCTCGAACTCCTCGCCGACCCCGGAGCCGTACATGATCAGCTCCTCGAAGTGCTTGGCGATGTCGTAGAGCAGCTCCTCGTTGATGATTCGGCCGAGTTCGGTGAAGTCGGCCAACTGCTCGTCGTCGACCGGCATCCAGACGGCGATCTTCTTCACCAGCGCAGTCAGCGCCGTGAAGGCGATCGAGGAGTCTGGCTTGGTCGCGCCCTGGGCCACGGCGGCCGCAGCGCGGGTGTAGACCTCGTAGAGATACCGGATGGCCGGCGAGGTCGTGGTGCCGACGCTCAGCACATCGCGCAGCACGAGCCGATCATGCTCGAAGGGTCGCACGAGGTCGGTCAGGAGCTGCGGGGAAATCACGTCCGCGCCAATCGAGGGCGAGGTCGCCTTGATCTGGGCCAGCTGCTTGCCGGTGATCGGGATCATCCCCTTCCGCATCTTCTTGCTGAAGGGTGACGGAATCTCGGCCAGCGTGAAGGCCGTCTTCGGCCGACCGGCGGCGAGGAACTCGCGCAGGCCAGGGGAGGCGGCCACGAGGGAACCGGCCGAGAGGTAGCCGACCACCTCGTTTTCGCCCTTCGCTTCGGGCTGCCGCTCCAGCGGCATCGGGGGCGGGGCGTCGACCAGCTTGGCGCCGAACTCGCGCAACTTGGCGAGCTTGCCCTCGCGAGCGTCCTGCTCCTCGATCTTGGTCTGGAGTTCCATCGCCTCGGTGGCGATGGCGTCGATCTCCATCCCGATGGCGTGGGGCATGTCCTTCCCCTTGTATTCGGCCTGCTTCGCCGTGATCTGGTCGAGCAGGGTCTTGAGCTTCGTCTTCATCGTATCCTCAGCAGTCAGGCTTGAATCCGGGCGCGGTCCACGATCAGGCGTCGAGGCCGAGGCGTCGGAGCTTGAGTGCGAGCACGCGGGCCGAGATCTCCGCCCGCTTCGCATCCTCAATGGCGAGTCCCGCCAAGGTCGGGGCCGGCTGTTCGCCGGGAGCCGCCGTGCCGAGGAGCGCCGTCAGTTGGTCGTAAATCTCGACGAGTTCCTTCCGCTCGTCATCGGAAATCATATCCCGCTTCGCCAGCAGTGACTTGACCGTGGCGAGGTCAATCCGCGCATCCTGATTCATCGGGAAGATGCAGATCGAATGCTCCAGGAACTTCACCTCCTTGAGGTAGCGCCAGATGCCCTGCTTCTGCTCCTCAGCATCCGGCATCTTGATTTCCACCGGGTCGTAGCCGATCGACATGCCATCGACATAGCCGCCATCGACCCGGCGCATCGCTTCCTCGCCGTCCGGGCCGTCGATGACCTGATCCTTGACCCAGAGCCCTGACGACTGCTCCTCCGCCTCCATCGTCTTGCCGATCACGGCCCGGATTGTCCCGTAGTTATGGGAGTCGATCAGGGGGATGATCTTCCCCTTCGAGCGCCGCCAATCCGCCAACGAGCGCTTGAAGGCACCTGGCAGGATCACGTCGCCACCCTGGTCAAGCGAGTAGGCGGCAGCGAGACCCGTAAAGGTCCGGGCCGTGGTATCCACTTCCTTGATCTCGAAGCCGCGGAAAAGGGACTTCACCTCGCGGGCGGGTCGGATCGTCGTCGTCATGGCTCTGTTCCCTCCAAGGTGGTCCCATCCTCCAGCCCGTAGAGCAGGGTACAGCGACAGTTCGGTTCCCCCGGCTCCGTCAATCCGTTGCCAAAGGTATCGTCGATCGGGATGAAACTCCCGTCATCGAGAATCTGGTGCTCGTCCCGCACGCGATCATCGCGGGCCGAGAGCCAGCTCTTCGTCGCCTTCGCCCCCGTCTCCCGCTGATACTCGCTCATGCTCCGGCGCTGCGCCCCGTTCCAGGCGCGAGTTGTCTCGGTTCGGGCCACCATCTTGGCGCGATCGCGGGAGAAATCGGGCAGCTCATCAAGCCGCTTCCGGAGGCCGCTGATCGTCTCCCCCTCTTCGAGCGAGGCTTGCACCGTCTTCGCCACCGCGGCGCCCGTCGTCTCCCCCATCTTCGCGGCAAGAAACGCCGATTCCTCGGAGGCATATTTCAAGAGTCCGGGTTCCAGCCGGGCGAAGCTCACCCCGATCCGAGCCGAGAGGCGGCGCACCGCCGTTCCTCCGGTCCCCACCAGCAACGGGTAGGTCTTCGCCGTGAGCTGGGGCCGGTCCTGGGCGAGCACCTTCTGCATCGCCGCATGGGCGGCCTGCGCCCGGTCCCGGTCGATCGGCTCGGCCTTCGTCGTGCCAGCCGCCTTGACGAGTCGGGTCTTCAAGTCCTGGAGATGGGCATAGACGACCCGCTCCCACGCCGGTTCATTGGCCTTGGTCGTCAGGTCGAAGAGGAGCCAGACGAGATCCTTCGTATCCGAGCCGGCCTTCTGGCCCTTGCCCAGATCGGCCGGCTCCTCGTTCCCCGTATCGGCGGGTGCCTGGTCCGGCGTGGCGCTATTCCCACCCGAGCCGAAGCCGAAGCCGGGCAGCGGGGCCGGGTTCAGCCCGGCGATCTCTTCGCCCCGGTCATCAGTCGCCGGCAGGGGATCGGCACCCAGCATGATCCGCCGCTCGTTCACGGTCAGCACATCGGAGGCGAGGGCGCTGATCCGGGCCTGCTGCTCCTGATCCCCCTTGAGGGCCGTCACGCGGGAGAGGTCGAAACGGATGGCGATCCCGGCCGCCTGCTCCTCGGGCGTCAGCCAGGCCATCGTCAGCCGTCGCTCCACGTCCTGCCAAAGCGGCTCGATCGTGTCCTCGTAGACCTGCCGGCGGGCCTCCCCCATCTGGCTCCAGGGCGAGTTCTTCATCCCCGAGAGCCAACCCAGCACGACGGGCGGGGTGCCGAAGACGGACCCCACCGTGGCCTCGACCCGATCGAGGACGGCCTCCGGCAGGAGGTTCTGGAGGTTGGGGTCGATCGGCGTGAAGATCGTCCCGCCCGGGACGGCGAGACCCCGCCCCTGTCGAGAGGCCCCCATGTACCAGCCCTCGACCTGCGCTTTCCAAGTTTCCCATTCTGGATCGGTCGGCTGCCAGTCCTTGTCTGGGCTGATGATGCCGCCAGGTAACATGGCGCGGGTGAGGAAGTTCCTCACGATCCGGTTGACATTGTGCCCGAGATCGAGCTGGAGCAGGGCGACGTCGACCTTCGAGAGCGGCTCCCGCCAGCTCATCGGGTTCGTCTCGCGGAAGTGAATCACCTGCTCCGGGTCGACCGTGATCCATTCCCCGGTGACCGTGGCAATCTGATACTGCCCGTAGATCAGCGGCGGCTTGGCAACGGTTCGGAACTCGGAGGCCGAGTAGGGCGTCACCAGCGTCCGACGCCCGATCTGGTCGCGGGCCGTGACCCAGAGCGCCCCCGAGGTCATGTCGCGGTACATCTGCGTGCGCTCCAGCAGCTCCCCCATCTCCATGTCGGGTCGCGGCTGTTGGAGCGTCATCGCCAGCGGGTGATCGGGCAGCCACTCCTCGCCGTCCTCCGTCTCCCGGATGACCATGAGCGGGGCCGACGCCAGGCGGGAGGCGCGGAAGAGCATCGCCGTGTAGCAGTAGGCCGAGGTGGCGTAGGCAATCCCCCGCGTCAGCCGCTCGAGATCGCTGCGCTGCGCCGCACCGCCGAGCATCGAGGCCAGCGTGAGGTGCGCCGAATCGGGCCCGGTGAAGGTGACGGCGGAGACGAAGGACTTTCTTTCAGAGATGGGCGGAGAGGCCGGGGAACGACCGAAGAGCCGAGCGAGCAGGGAACGGTCGGCCATTAGCGCCTCATGCGGTCGAGGTTTCCATCCCGGGATACCAGACAAACTGTCGCTTCCCCCGGCGGATCAAGGGGCTGAGGGCGTAGCGCACGGCATCCCAGACGTGATCGTGCCCCGGCTCCAGCTTCGGCAGCGGGTCGCCCGTCCGGGGATCGGCCTTGTAGCGGTAGAGGCGGGCCTCCTCGATCGCTCGGGCGCAGGAGGGATGGATCACGATTTCCTCGAAGTTGGCCCGCAGGAACTCGACCCCATCCTTGACGCTCCCTTCCCACTTCGGGGCGGCTTGCACCTTGAACCCACGGCGCTTCATCTCGTTAATCGTCTCCGGCCGGGCGGCATCGGCGCGAATCACATGCTCTCGCGCCCCGGGGATGGCATCGAAGCGGCGGGCGAGGTCGTCCATGTCGAGCTGCACCCCTCCCGCTTCCGCGAAAATATAGAGCCGTGCGTCGAAAACAAATAGCTTGACCAGCACCGAGGGGTCGCGGGAGAATCCCCAGTCCGCCCCGAAGTAGGGCGACCCCCACGCCGCGGTGGGCGTGAAGTCCTCCACCCGGTACTTGCCGGCGAAGACCTGGAGCTCGCTTCGCTGCCACGGCTCCCCGCCCCAGACATGGGCGTAGGCTTCTGGATCGCGGCGCTTGAGGATCGCCGCCTCCTCGGCCAGCACCTCCGGCAGCCAGGGATTGTCCTTGTAGCCCACCTTCCGCACGAGCGCATTCGGCGGGGGATCGGAGACGAAGCGCACGTAGGTCGGATCAGTCGGCTCCCCCGGGTTGAACGTCACCCAGATCTCGCTCCCCGGCTTGCGGATCGTCGGGATCAGCACTTGCCAGGATTCCTCGCTGACGGCCTGCGCCTCCTCGACCCAGCAGATGTCGATCCCCTCCGTGCTCTTGATCTCGGCGATGTCGCGCCGGAGTCCCTTGAAGATGAACTCCGTGCCGTTCAGCCCCGAGATGCCCGTCTGCTGCACCCGATAGAAGGCATCGAGGCCGAGGAGCGGCAGCTGGTCTTCGAGTAAGCGGAGCACCGAGTCGCGGAGTGAGGCTTGAAACTCGCGGGCGCAGAGGACGCGGAGCGGGCGATCGGCGCCGGCGGCCAGGAGCACGCGAGCGAACTGCCAGGACTTTGCCGAGCCGCGGCCGCCATAGGCCACGCGGTAGCGGGTGGCCCCGAGCGGATGCTCGATGAGGAACGTGAACGCCCTCGGGATCGAGACCCGCGGCCGCTCGGGCGCTGCGGTCATGGCTTCGGTGGCTTGGGATCAACCACGTAGAAGGGGATCGACACCGGCAGATCCTTACCGCCGGCCCCGGTATGCTCCGTGCGACTCGCCTCGGTCCTGCCAGCCCGCGTCATCTCCCACCAGCGGATCGCGCTGATGTCGCCGCCCTTGGCGCGAGTGAAGAGGGCTTGGCCGACAATCCCCTGCGCCTTGGCCTTCCCAGCCTCTAAGGCCACAGAAACCCGCTCGGCATGCTTCTTGGCGCGGAGCGTGTTTGGGTGCATCGAGAGCACGGCGGCGATCTGCGCTTCAGTGAGGCCGTAGCCCGAGAGCCGCTCGATCTGTTCGAGTTGGTCATCGGTGATCTGGATCGGCGGTCGCCCGATCGGGCGCTTGGCTTTCTTGGCTTTGCGGGTCACGGTCGCACCGCCTGCTGGCCCGTGGCGTTCTCCCAGCGGGCGACGATCACGTCGCAATAGGCAGGAGACAGTTCAATACCGAGCGCAGTTCTGCCCATCGTTTCGCAAACGATGAAAGTCGTTCCGCTCCCGGCGAACGGATCGACGATGACCTGTTGCGAGTCGTACGACAGTCGCTCAATGATCCAAGCCCACAAAGCCACTGGTTTCGGGCAAGGATGGGCGAGGTCGCCGCTGTTCGATGGGGTATTTAGGTCAACAGCGTCCGGCTTGCATCCGTTACCAGTCGCAAGAGATGGGTCTTTGCCATAGCACAGAAACGGCTGCCAACAGTTGAATCCCCAAGGCGACCGCAACTGTCCGCCGCCATAGAACCAGCAGATCACCCATGATGGCTCAGGATAGAGCCATTGTCTAGTCACACCGGGAGAGAACACGACGACAGGGCATATATCGCGGGCTATCGGAAGCCATTTTGCAGCGAGAAGCGCGAGATTCTGCTCTGAATCTTCGTAGCTCTCCCCGTAATCGAGGCCGATACCATATGGCGGATCAGTCAGGCAAAGTGGATTCGTCGCGCCATCGACTAGCGTGTTCCATGAAGCTCGGTCAGTGCTGTCCCCGCACAACAGCCGATGCTTGCCGAGCAGGATCAGGTCGCCTGGCTTCGTGATCGGCGCCTCGGGAACGGGCGGCACGTCGTCGGGGTCCACCCCAGGCAGCAGCCCACCATCGGGATTGAGGAGCGCAGTCAGTTCGTCGGGGTCGAAGCCGGTCAGCGAGAGGTCGAACTCGTCGAACTGCAGCGCGGCCAGTTCCCCCGCCAGCAGCTCGTCGTCCCATTCGGCCTCTTGCCCCGAGCGGTTGTCGGCCAGCCGGTAGGCGCGGACCTGCGTCTCGCTGAGATTGGTGGCGACGTGGACGGGGACTTCCTTCAATCCCAGTTCGCGGGCGGCGAGCAGCCGGGTATGGCCGGCGATGATCACGCCTTTCTTGTCGACGACGATGGGCTGTCGCCAGCCAAAGGCCTTGAGGGAGGCGGCGACCTTGGCCACAGCCGCCGCGTTCTTGCGCGGGTTCTTCGCGTAGGGTTTCGGCTTCCCGATCGGCCAGGTCTCCACCTTCATGCTTGCAATCTTCCCCCGCAATGCGGGCAGAGACAAGGGGCGGGCGGGGCGAGGAGCTCCGTCCAGTGCTCCGCCTGGAACAAACGCTCGGGGTTGGTCGGGTGCGCCAGCAGGGTCAAGTGCGAGGGCAAGTCCTCCGGCAGGACAATCCGAATCCCGCCGGCCTTGTTCATCGCCAGCGACACGCGCTCAACTTCGGGTGGGATCATCGGTCCTCCGGGTGCGGTGTGGCGATCGTCCAGTCCTTCCCGTCCCAGGCGGCGAACCGGAAGACGAAAGGGAACATCCCGGCCGCGATCTGGAACTTCGCCCGGCCATCATCGCGGACGTACTTCCCCTTCACCTCGTGGAACTCGATCATCCCAGAGGTGAGCAACAGCATCTCGTCCGGCGTGTAGCGGCAATCGGGGCCGAGCTTGAAGGTCACCAGGCCGAACCAGTGCGCCAGCACATCGGGCCGCGCATCGAGCAGCGCCGAGTAGCGGCGCTCGGTCTGGTTCATCGGGGAGGGAATCGGGCGGCCTTTCACGGTAGGCTTGGCCTTCGACAACTCGGGGTGGAAGACGACCTCGGGGAGCGAACCTCGATTGCCGTTGAAGACGATCGGCGCGGGCTTCACCTGCTCGCCTCGCACTTTGTCTCCAATCGGTTCCGGCAGCGGCTCCCAGATGGCGTCCACAAACCGGGGCCGACCGTCGGAGGTCGGGCCGAGGTTGGTGAGGTCCGTCACGATTCCTCCAAGGGCAGCGAGAGTACGCCAGCCCGATCCTTGCGCCCCTGCCGACGCATTGGGGCGTCATAGCGGTTGTGGCAACGCTGGCAGAGGGCAGCCAGGTTCTCGTCCCCGCAATGCTCCGGCTGATGGTCGAGGTGGGCGACCGTGAGCACCACGATAGCTCCAGTCTCGGGATGTGCCAGCCCATTCTCGGCATGACACCATTTGCAGCGGTTGCCTTCGCGGTCCCGGATGCGTCGACTGATGGCCTTCCAGTCGTCAGGATAGCGGGCCTTCTCGCTCTCGCGGATCGGCACGCTACCGCCGTGCCCAGCGCCAGAGGACATAGCCGACCAGCACCCCGAGGGCCAGCAGGCCGACCAGGGCATAGGTCACCAGCTCGGAGGCGGCGGCCGCATTCATGCCCGTACCCAGTCCGTCCCGACCAACCGGGAATCCGTCGCCCGCCAGGCGCGAGCCGCGTCGGTGAACCAGCGCTGGCTCGGCTGATGGCAATGGCAGCGCAGCCGTCCCCGGACCAGGCCATCCGCGCACTCGAACCCGGCATAGAAGTAATGCACCCCGCAGGAGGGGCAGGCTTGCGCGTGTTTCGTGTCGTGGGTCATTGCGGTGTCCGGTCTGGGCCGGCACTCAACCGGCGAGCGAGTCCAGCGGCGAGGGTCTGCACGGAATCGTCCACGGGGCCGAGAATCGCCACCTGGTCGTCGCGTGCCGTGCGGTCCCGGTACGCCTCAGCGAAGCGCAGCAGGAAGTGGACGCGGTTGTTACCCTGATCCAATGTGCGGAAGGCCGGCGAGCCACCACAGGCGCGAAACGCCTCCGCGGCAGCGACCCCAAGCCGCTCCTCAATCCGCTTCGCGGACCAGCAGGGGCCGTCGTGCGGATCGTATTCCGAGAGGGATTCAATCTGGCGCACCACTTGGGCAATCTCAGCCGTTGAAGGTTCCGGGCGGGCGTGCTTGCGGATCTCAGCTGGCACCGGGAAGAACGTCCCAGAAGCGACACAGGCACGGACGGCCCGGGTGAACTCCTCCTCGGTCAGATCGTGGAGGACCATCCAGTAGACCGAGGCCAGGGAGTCCGTCACTTCCCGGTGGGGAAACGCCTCGTGGAGGATGACGAGCCCGCGGTGCAGGTCGGTGCGAGTCATCGGGCGCCCTCCTCGAGCCGGCGGAACAACTCCTCGCCACTTGCCTTCGGCCCGGCTTTCGAGGGTCGCATCAGCGCCTCCGAGAATCCACAGAGGACGCGAGCCGTGGGGATGATGCTCTTCTGGGCGCAGTCGCGGAGTACCTGGCCGAGGATCGCCAGCGGTACTGCCTTCCCGCCGGGGCCGTTCATCCCCTCGTAGGTGGCCCGGATGCTTGCTTCGAGGGCGTCCGGGGAATGGCTGGCCCGGAAGGCCGCGGCGAAGTCCTCCGCGAAGACCGGGGCTTCGGTGGCGATCATCTCATTCAGTTTCTGCCGGCTGGCGCTGAAGGTCGCCGGTACCATCTTCTCCGTAGGAGAAGTGGTACTTTGTCTTTGTCTTTGTCTTTCCCCCTGATGATTGACCAATGGATTGATCTGTCGATTGATCTGGGGATTGTTCTTCGGGTTCGCTGCCCTTGCTCGCGCCATCCGCTCTACGCTGGCCCGATAGGTGGCGTCAACCTCTTGCCGGATCGCCTCTTGCCTGTCGTTCCGCAAGATTCTCGGGTTGTCGGAATCTGGCTTCCAGGCGGCATCAATCACCCGGCTCAGCGCCTCGCCGTAGGTGGCCGGGTCGATCCCCAAGAGCCGGAGCAGTTTCCGGTGGTCGGCTGGAATGCCGTCGTTCATCCAGGCATGGGCGAGGAGCGAGATGTAGATCCCCTGCTCCTCAGGGGCCATCGTCGCTACCGTCTGCGAGAGGAGCCAGTCGGCGGCGAACATCGGGAAATAAGGCATTCGTCGGGACTTCATGGACAGCGACCGAAGGCGGGGCTGCCCCTGCTGGTCCCTTGGCGTAACCCCTGGGGAGGTACCCAGAGCAAGGGGGCAGGGGCAACAATGTCGGACGAGTGCGGCGATGGGTTACGCCCCACCGCAAGGACCAATCTACGGCCCGGAGGGGAAACGCGCCAGATCACGAGGCCACCATCCCGAGGGGAGGCTGCGTGTCGGCAATCCGCCGGCGAGCCATCTCGCAGTAGTCGGGGTTCAACTCGCAGAGAATCGACTCGCGGCCTTCCTTGACGGCTACCACGCCAACCGTCCCGGCCCCACCAAACGGGTCGAGGACCGTATCGCTCCGCGCTGAACCAGCAAGGATGCATCGGCGGGCCAACTCTTCGGGGAAGGTGGCGAAGTGCGCTCCCTTGAACGGCTTTGTCGGGATCGTCCAGACCGTGCGGGCGTTGCGGGTGCCGGTGGTGTCCTCCCACGGGATACCCCGGCCAAGGTGCGTGTTGGGAATCCCGCGTCCGTCATCGTCGCTTGGGATGTCCCGCTGCTTATTGCCTGAGCGGGTTCGTGCGTTTGACGCAGGGGATTGGCCGGGTGGTGCATAGGCGCCGCCGGTCAGACCGGCGGCGCCTTGGAGCCGTTCCGCAATCGCGTCGGCGTCGTAGAAGTACCGCTCCGACTTGCTCAGGAGGAACAGGTACTCATGGCTCTTGGTCGGGCGGTCGGTGACGCTTTCCGGCATCGGGTTCGGCTTGTGCCAGATGATGTCGCTGCGGAGATACCAGCCGTCGGCCCGCAACGCGAAGGCGACCATCCATGGGATGCCGATCAAGTCTTTCGGCTTCAGACCTAGTGGTGGCTTCACCCATGCACGGCCCACCGCCCCCGCAAGGCGCTGCGATTCATGGAGCCCGGCGGGCAACTTCGACCCAACACCCCGCGACGCAGGATTCCGCATGTTGCCGGTCTTGGTGTCGCCTACCCCTCGACCCGATCCCGCGTAGCTATCCCCGAGGTTAAGCCAGAGCGTGCCATCGCCGGTCAGCACCCGCCGCACTTCGCGGAACACGGCTACCAATCGCGCCACATACTCGTCCGGCGTCGGTTCCAGACCGATCTGCCCGGCATGGCCGTAGTCGCGGAGCCCGAAGTAGGGTGGCGAGGTCACGCAGGTCCGGCAGCTGCCAGCATCGAGACCCGGCAGCGTATCAAGGCAGTCGCCAGAGAGAATCATCCGAACATCAGATGAGGATGAATCTGAGCGTGGCAGGTCTCGCAGATCGCCACCAGCTCCTCGAG